ACACTGTTCGTAAACTATGCTGCTTGTCAGATATCAGATAAAAATGCGTGGGGTGTTATGCTAAGAAACGATGCAGTAAATGGATATCAAGGCGACTACATAGTCCAACAATAGATAGGGAATTAAATGACTGAAGAAGAGTTATCAAATAAGTACCGAGAGAATCTCAGGATTGATGCACTGCGTGAAGATCTCAATACGCTACGTGCAGAAGTTGATGCAATCAAGGTAGACCTGACCAGTTTTTATGGCGCTTTGTTTCAATCAGGTGTCATCGAATTAGTTAAAGATGAAGAAGGCAATGTCATCAACAAGACCAACAAGGTTGTATTGGTAGATGAGCAACCCGAAGTACAATAAGGCTAAGGGTGCTGCCTTTGAAATAGATGTTATGAAGTGGCTACGCAAGATGGGTCAAGTAGCTGACCGCTTACGTCTAGCGGGTAAAGATGACGAAGGAGATTTAGTATGTGTTGTCGCGGGACAGACCTACATACTAGAACTCAAGAACACGGCGAGACTAGACTTGCCGGAGTTCTGGAGGCAAGCAGAAGTTGAGGCGCTTAACTACGCTAAGGCTCGTGGTATTGGGGAAGTGCCACTGCATTATGTTGTAGTTAAGCGTCGCAACTCTGGTATAGATAAAGCCTGGGTCATCCAGGATCTAACACAATGGTTAAAGGAGAAACAATAATGCCAGTACCACAAGGTGATATCACCACATCAGAGATACTTGTACCAGAAGTTGTACCAGTTGATGAAGCAATCGTTGCAGCTGATGCTGAAGAAGCAGTCGAGGAGTATTTACAAGATGAAAACTAGATTCCAAACTCTCAAGATTGCAAGCATCAGAGATTACTTCAACATAGGTTTAATCAAAGATAATGAAGCAGATTATTCTTTGCACATTATCTTATTTGGTCGTGAACTTTCTTGGTATTTTTACAAAGAAAATTCAGTATGGATAGATTACTATGAGGATGAAGTATGATCTGCGATTACTGCATCAAGGCCGGTGAGGAGAACTCACTGAACCACGTCAAGAACGCCACTAAATTGCACAAGAAGTGCGGAGGATGCGTATGCCAGCACAAGACTGGTCGAGGTTGGGTAAAGGTCGAGGGAGTTCCGGTTCCACTGATGCAAACTCAATCCCCATAGGTCCAATCGTTACCTACTTCGGTGGGGAAGTACGAGAAGGACAAGATGTATCGGTCAAGTGTTGCTTACATAGTGACACACGTAGGTCTGCAGTAATCAACACGTATAAGAATTTATACTTCTGCCATACCTGCGGTAAAGGTGGTAATGCAGTGAACATAGTCTGCATCATAGAGAACTTGGAGTTTAAGGATGGCCTCAAACGCGCAGTCGAAATTGCTACTGGAAGCGGCGCAGCGATACGCCCAAGAGGTAAGTCCGGAAACTCTGGTCGCACTCGAAGAACGTGGGATCTCTGAACTTGTAGCAGCTAAGTTCCAACTAGGCACGGTGACCGATCCTATGAATGGTCACGAGATGCACGAGGGATGGATCTCTATCCCGTACATCACCGCCGGTGGTAGTTGCGTAGGCTTTAAGTTCAGGCGCATAGATGATGGCAAGCCTAAGTATGGATCACCTACTGGACAGAAGGCACACCTTTACAATGTCTCAGATGTGATACCGATGTCACCTCACATAGTTATCTGCGAAGGTGAACTAGATGCAGTCATCACCAGTGGGATGCTAGGTATACCAGCAGTGGGAGTACCAGGAGTGCAGTCTTGGAAGCCACACTTTCCTAAGTTATTTACAGGATATGAAACTATCTTTGTTGTAGGCGATAACGACATCAAAGAAGATGGCAGTAACCCAGGAGCAGACTTTGCTAAGCGTGTCGCCAATGAGATATTAAACTCAACTATTGTTACACTACCACCTGGTATGGATATCAACGATCACTACTTAGCATATGGGGCAGATGCCACCAGAACCCTGCTAGTGGGCGAACCGAAAGGATGAGTAGAGACGAATGGCTACAGATGGTACAGACTTTGGAACATATGGGCTTCCAGATCCTAGAGATCAATACGGAAACAGAGACAGTTCTACTGCGCCCTACACCGACAAGGTAAACCCTGAATTTGCTACAGATGTATGGCGCATTATGGATGCAGCAGGTAACTTACTTATCCGTAAGCATCACGACTACGGCCCAAAGAATATTGCTCACTCACCAGGTGGACCACTTAATGGTCTGCGTGTACGTATGTGGGACAAGATAGCTCGCATCAACAACTTGGTTGATTCAGATGTGCAACCTAGCAATGAGTCCTTGCGTGATTCATTCCTCGATCTATTGAACTACTCTGCTATTGCAATGATGGTCTTAGATGGCGTATGGCCAGAGGTTGAAGTTACTGATTGTGACTGAGCTGCATCCGATTGTCTATGAGTTAGCGCCGTCGGTTGCTTATGCAGTCCACCGGCGCTACAAGCATTGGGTGGAGAAGGAAGATGTTGCTCAAGAGTGTATAGCGTGGGCTATCACACGTAACGCTTACATCATTGAGCAGATGAGCGTTGAAGATCCTAAACAATTAGAACATAATCAAAGCCGTATCGCTTGGCAGATGAAGCGTGCAGTCGAACGCTATGCACGCAAAGAGAAGGCTAACAAGTCTGGCTATCAGTTAAGTGATGAGGCTTACTACGATACCTTGATGCTTGGCCAGCTACTACCCTTTGTTATCTCATCTATCGTAAGTGGCACAGTACTAGAGCAGGCACAAGAGATGATTAAAGATGGGCTACCACGAGGATCATCTAGCCCAGCAGAAGGTGGCAACCTACTTGCTAGCCTGATAGATATTAAGAAAGCCTACCTAGAATTAGATGAGAAGGATCAAGTGGCATTGCGTATGCGTCACTACGAGAACGCTACCCTGCACCAGATCGCTGCGTTCCTAGAGTGTGCAGTCTCTACTGCTGATCGCAGATGTACTAACTCTCTCCGCAGATTGCAGGAAAAACTAGGCGGGGAGACTCCGTTCCGATGAAAGAACAAGAACTATTTGACCATCTCAAAGAGGGTATCTACCCTGACCTAGAGCGTAGCCCTGGTATCTATGATTCCTTTGACTGCATCAGTGCTAAGGCCGGACACTACATCGAACTCAAGTGTCGCTATACTCATTACCCCACACTACTAATTGAAGAGATGAAGTATCGCAAGCTCATCACTCAGTCAGCAGAGCGTGATCTTATCCCCTTCTATATTAACTCCACTCCGCTTGGTATCTACTCCTTTGATCTGATGGATATACCAGAACCTGAGTGGGTTACGCATCGTATGCCTGCCACTTCAGAGTTTGCTAACAAGTCCAAAGTTAATAAGTTGGTAGGTTACTTAGATATAAACGAGGCAGTGAAGTTATGATCTATGCTTTCAAGTGTGACTGCGGTAGTACCAGAGAGATTGAGCAGTCTATCCACGCTGAGATTATCAACCCTATTTGTACCGACTGTCACCAATCTATGTCTCGCAGCTGGTCCTCTCCCGCCGTCACCTTCAAGGGTCCTGGGTTCTATAGTAACGGTGGATAGAAAGCACTAACCCCCACCGGAAAGAGGTTAACGGTGAGGGCTAGTACTTCCGGAAGGAGGCAAGTCAGAGTGTATCAGAGATACCCTGAATAATCCATTCAGCTACCGGTACTGCTACTGCGTTTCCTACTTGACGATAACGCGTTGAATCAGAACATCCTGCCGTCCAATCATCAGGAAAACCTTGCAATCTTTCACACTCGATAGGTGTGAGTCTACGAACCGGGACCTCCTGATGAATTACGTAAGGCACTCGCGCACCACCGGTTCCCCAATATGTGGCTACGGTTGGGGAATATCCATCATAGATACGAGTATCATCCACTCGTGTAGCTTCAAAGATTAGAACCGTTGCTCTTACTTCAGCGTTATTATCAAATGCGTTCAACGTAGGACACACTCCACCTTCGATCCAAGTTTCGTGATCTTCATTGTGTTGCGCTCTCCTGCTCTTTACGTACCACATCTTCAAACGCTTTCTGTAACTGATCCGGTAGCAACTTCCCGTTCCTGTTGCTTCTGCGAAGTACTCCCTCTGCTGCCTTGACTGTTAAATAATACTTCTGCTGGACCGGTTGAGTCTGAACCACGTCTCCCAACGATGAAGACACGCTTCCGGCGCTGGGGTACTCCGAAGTGTTGAGCATCAAGCACCCTCCAGCTGAGAGAATACCCGATGTCGGCCATCGTCCCGATGACGACTCCAAAATCTGCTCCGTTGTTACTGGATAGCAGACCAGGGACGTTTTCGATGACGAAGTATTCGGTCTGCGTTTCATCCACAATTCTTGCAATCTCCCAGAATAACCCGCTTCTTGCGCCAGCAAGACCAGCCCTCTTGCCAGCAACGCTGAGGTCTTGGCAGGGAAATCCTCCTGTAATAATTCCTGTGCTTGGTGTAAATCCTGCTGCAATTAGGTCACTTCCTTTTACTGTAGTTACGTCATCAAATATCTTGCTCTCTGGAAAGCGGTGTGCCAGTACCTCTTGGCACTTCTTATCTATCTCTACCGAAGCAACGACCTTTACTCCTTGTCGTTGCATAGCCAAATCAAACCCACCTATTCCGGCGAATAGGCTAACTCCCGTCAGCATCAATACCATCCTCTTCGGTCTGAGTGCTTGAGAGCAGAGCAGAAATTTCCTCGATAGCGGTGTTCAACATATCGTATAGCGTGAAGGATTTGTAGTTCAGGTTTTCTACTACGCTCTCTAAGGAGCTGAGCAATTCCGAAAGCCGTTGATCTTGGGTTATCGGCGAGGTGGTCAAGCCTGCTCTCACGGGTCCATAAGGTGATGGCACAACCTCTTTGCTGCCCATCGTAACCGAGTGCTCGTAAGTAACTAATGATAAGTGCCTTGTTTTCACGCTTCTCCTCCATCGTTGCCTTTGTCTGGACCGGAGCTGGCTTGCTCACTCTCTCCTCCACCCGTAGGTGGTGTGCTGGAGTCAAGATCCATAGACTGACCAGTACTACCGTCAATATCGAGCCACTTCTTACCCATCTGTTCATCTACAATTTTCTCCTGTTCGAGTAACTCTTTGTAAGTCTCAGGGTAAGCATTGGATAGGCGAGTCATCGCCCTATCCCTCGCCCTCCGATAATTTCTATAGATAACCGCGCTACGCTTGGCAGTCTCTATCCTTCTAGCGATCTCCGTCATTGACCTTCTCCTCCATAACTATAAGTGCATAGGTTATCAGTAATACTATGATGATTCCGATAGTAAAGCTCACTTGCCCTCACCCACCTTGCTTGCCACAATAGAGGTGATCTCGATAGGTCTGCCCACTAGCTGAGCGTCCTCCTCATCACTCTCCCAGGTAGATATAAACACGCGTGAGTCCGGCGTTCGTTGGTGCCAGTCGAACATATCCTTAATCTGCTCGCCTCCCCATACTGCCACCCCTTGCGGATCGGTGACTTCATAGAGATAGATCAGATCAGGGTTGGTCGAATAGAAATTACTCATCATCACCCTCCCCTGGAAACATCTTATCCCAGCAGGCAGGGTGGATACCGGTGATAAGCACCTCTCTCTCCCCCGCGCTCATATCGGGGAATACCCGTTGGATATTCTCCCCTCCCCGCCACCTCTCGACTAGCTGCCGATCTAGGCTCCAGACCTCATACTCGTTACATACGCAGCAAGGTTTGGTTTTTACCGCTATTAAATTACTCATCATCTCCCTCTCCTCTCCTCTAGATAGTTGATAAGGTTGATCTCCTCTAGCGCACGAATCATACGCTTGAGGTTCTTCACTCCCTCTTCGCTATCGCCATTAGTCAGCTGCTCAATGGCTAGGTCTTTGCATAGGTCTGCCTTAGCTGCCAGATATTCTTTATTCATTACTCTCTCCCTCTTGTTTATCTAAGGAATTAGCAATACGGTTTAGACTTTTCATAATTGAATACATAATCCCTATCATCTCTTGCTCGTGTTCTTTATTCATTACTTACCCTCTCCCTCTACTGGGCAGTCAGCAGCTAGTTGCCCCTGACCGTCTGTGTCCTCGCATATGCACCAACCGAATCGTTCTACTTGCGTGGCGTGAGTCAATTCTGCCAGCTCACCCCAGGATATTGTGTCGCTCATTTACTTGCCCTCTCTCTCATTTGTTTATTGGTTAGCTCATTCTCACACTCTATGCAAGCGTCAGAATTATATTCTTTGCGGTCATACTCTCTCTCGCACGTATCACAAGAGATCCATTCAGAATTATCATCGAACGCCGGGTCAGCTGCGTAGCGGTAATCGCTCATAGATCTACCCTCGCATATACGTCATTGAGAGTAGCGTCTTGCCATTCCCCGCAACCCTGGCAGATTATGTCTCCAATAGTGATACTCAGGGTTAAGTATTCGCCGGTCTCGCACTTAGCGCATATGCCTAGCTCACTTATTCCACCGCAATAGATACAATGAAATCCCCACTCTTTATCATAAGTACCCTTATTTATATTAAAATATTTTTTACAATCGGTACACTTATAGTTCCTCATTACTCGCCCTCTCTCTCATCGGCTAGGTGCAAGGTAATAGACTTACCCGCCTCCTCCATAGCTGCCATTAAAGTACCGGCTACGCCGGCTCCCTCAATTATGCAATTACCATTAGTGTCTAATAGATCTACTATCCACGCTCTCTCACTCTCGCTCTCTTTATCCTCAAACTCTCGGATACTTATGCGATAAATAGTCTCACTTAACTCGATCATTACTCTCCCTCTCTTTCATAGATAGATAGTGCTAATTTTCCCCAGTAGTTAGCGTGCTTCTCTAGCCGGTAATATCCCGTAGCTATTACCTTTCCCTCATCGCCGGATATATCGTAAAAATATCCTTGCTTTAGATCTCCTTCTCTTACCTCTAGCTTCATTCTTTCTCGTCCTCTCTCTCTATTGGGTGCAGATATCCACCCATAGTAGAGATCAGATTGGTACGGATAACTAGCGTGCCGTACATATCTTCATAGACCTCTGCCCCTGCCATATTCTCTTCTACCCATAATTTTAGATCTTGTAGGGTATCTATCTCTTGTAGCTGCATTACTCGCCCTCTCTCTCTTTAGCGCAATTAAATAGATGGGAATACTTACCATTCTTTAGAGCTACATAGTGATAGCGGGTACTCTCTCCACAATTCTTGCAGACTCCCGCGATTATTGGATTAACAATTACGCTCATTCTTTACCCTCACTCTCTTTAGCAATTCTCTCTCTTAAATAGTCAATAGCTACTTGCCGGCCATTCTTATATCCGGTGCCTACTATGGTACGCGGTGCGATCTCTCGCGCCAGTAACGCGTCTAATAGCTCTTGACTACTCATATCCCTAGTGTTCCCTAGATCATATTTATATGGCATTACTTATCCTCTCTCTAGTACATCTATCTCACTATATCTTAGTAAGATACTACCGTACTCTACCGTATAGATAGAGTACGATAGTACGCCACTATTCTTAATCGGTATAGCGCATAGGCATAAGCAACGCTCGCCACGTGATCTTGTCGCCAGTAATTCTTACACGCATAGGCTTACCTTCACCGGTAAAGTAGATCTTAATAGCTGCCTTCTTACCGGCGATCTTAGCGTAATCGGCCATAAACGCAGGGTTAAACGCTACGCCCTCTACCGCTACCGGCTCCTTCTCACTATCGCTAAATAGTTGCTCCGTAGGTGGATAAGTGCCGCCAGATACGGTAAAGGTGATCGCGTCCCCTAGCGAGCTAACCGTAATCGTGTCTCCAATACGGGAGAATTGCACTAGGTTAGCCTTATGATCCTTGCATAGAGCGATCACTCTCTTAATATCGTATAGCGGAATAAGGCTAGGCTCTAATCTCCCGTCTAGTGTAGGCAATCTACCCTCGATCAAGCGGTATCTATCGGTAGCCTTAGCCTTAAATAGTCCGCCCTCACTCTCAATATGTACCGCGTTAAGTGTAGGCAGGCTCTTATCCGTACCGGCGTGAGAGCTTACGCCCTCTAATAGTGTTAATAGGCTCACGCCCTCTACCTCTACGTAATTTACCGCTACTTTATTATCCTCTAGTGTAGTCATATATTCTCTCTCTTTCATATCTATTAGGGCTAGCTGCCCTCCCTTACCCTCTCCCTCTACCGTAGAGAGAGGGCAAGAGATAACCTCTAGCGTGTCGTACTATACCGTACTCTAGCCTAGTATCTCCGCAGGATCGCCGTCCCCGATATAATCCATTAGCTCATCAAAATCCATATCATAGATGTCTGCGTGTTCCATTAGTCTAATCGCCCTCTCTCTCTTATGAGCTCACGCGCTAGGCGCACACTCTCGCGCTTAGAATAGCCGGCGTAGACCCTCTCTCCTAGTCGCATATATTCACGATAGGCCACTATCCGGTAAAAATTGCCAATAACCGCATTACCCTCACGCGTGATAAGTAATTCCACTCTCGCGCTCATAATCTAACCCTCTCTCCCTCTTATATATTTAGAGCTATCTGCCCTCTACCGCTCTCTCTCACGCTTGCAGAGAGAGCGATAGATAACCTATAGCCGGCGCAGATCTAGGCTGCGCCCTAGTTTAAGAGCGCGCTAGATCCCGACACACTTAGTCATTGACCCGACACAATAGCCGGCAGGCGTGTACCAGATATGACCGCTAGCCCATATGAGCAGGGCTAGGCCGGCCACGATTAAGATCGCCCTCACGATCTTACCGCGCCTAGTGAGCCTCACGCGCTCATCTCCTTATATTCTCTCTGCCTTTTCTGCCAATCAAGAGCCGAAAAGGTCGTGTAAATACCGGTAAGGGTCTGCCACGCCTCTTTGCGTGTCCATCCAATATAACCGAGGGTTAGGTGTAGAGGGTCATAGTGTGCGGAGCGATACTTAGTGCCACCGGTGGCGAAAATACGCCAGGCGTTACCATAAGTAGGGGAGCCATATTGCAGGATGAGGTGAGGTCGTCTCATAGATTCATATTCACTCTCTAATTCCTCGCCTTCTAATAGGCCTAGTTCGATCATATATTCCTCAATCATCTTTACTCTATTTTCTAGCATCTCGTTAGTGATATCCATATCCTTACTCTCCTTTATTTTCTATGATATGAGCGGTCTGCTCCCATAGTTTGGCGACTATCGCCTTTATATCTTTAAGATCATTGAAAGAGTCTGCGTGACGGTTAGTACCCTCACTATCAAAATCATTCCACGAATATCCGCTATCGGTCTCTAACGATTCACCGAACGCGATCTCCGTACCGTTACTTAACACGATAGAGATGTAGCCGGGATATTGCCAATTCACCTTAACGCCGGCAGGGGCGGTAAGTGTTATCTCGTGTTGAATGAGATGTATTGGATGTGTATTGCCGGTACTTATTCCGTCAAAATCGGTAACCTTGATGTTCATTAGTTACTCTCCTCTAGTTTAAATTCTGCGCCGATTACATCCCAATCGTCAATGATCGTCTCATAATCTGCAATGCGTAGAGCCTCTTCATAACTATCTGCCTGAATTGTGATCTCTAAATCCTGCTTAAGTGTTGCGGTGAATTTATATTCCATTGCCTTGCCTCTTTCGGTAGTAGTGATCCTGCAGGGCTAATCATATGCCCACCTATACCGTATAAGCAAGGCTATTTGACTATCCGGCGCAGCCGCGCAGCGTGGCGCAGCCCGGCGAGGTCTACCGGCTAGCGGTCTGCCGGGTGAGGTCAAGGTAAGAATACGGAGATCATCCTCGCTGCCTGCCTTTCGGCGGGGTTGCCCTCTCTCATTCGGGCGATCATCTCCGGATTGACCTCGTCGCGGTGGTTGATTGCGTAGCAAATTGACCAGATCATCAAGGCGCGATGGCTTGAGAGGTTGAGCCGGTCTAGCAGGGGGCGGTCATTCATTAGGATCTCCTTATTCTTTCGGGGTGATTCCCCGTCACTTATCTACTCTGCCTTGCCGGTTTAGATGTTAAATCTGGCCAGATAGTTAGGGGTCAATCACCGCCGATACGGTAGCAAGCCTGCCCGTTTACCCTAACCGCCTAGACTCTTGCCCCATAACCGTAGGGGTGAGGGGGCAGGGGGTCACCGCGCAGGGCTAGAGGTCACCCCCCGTTGCTAAATTTGTGACGCAGGGGGTATATATACCCTAACAAAAAATATTTGCTAAAGTGAAAGGCCGAAAGTGGCCTCTGACCTGCACTTTTACTAGTGTGACTAACGTCACAGAAATAAAACGGGAAATGCGTTAAATTTCCTGCCTTATATACAGTAGGGGAGCAAAGCGGGGAAGACCTTTGCGACCCGTTCGGTTGGCCTCTTGCGAGGCCCCTAGGCCGAGTACTGACTTACCCCTCAGTTCGCTGTGGCTCCTTCGGGCGCTAAGCCCGACCAGTGCAGCTAGCGGCGCTATTTAGTCGGGTGGGGTCTATCTAAATATTAGATCCGATAAATTACTCAGCCCGATAATAAAATCAATTCCGGCCCGCCGGACTTAGGAGTCCTATGGCTGACAATTCAGCTGACATAGCAAAGAGAGTTATCCTCGGCGCTGTCGCAGAAGGTATGACCGTTGAGGCAGCAACTGCCTCGGCTGGCAAGTCCATCAAGACTTATGAGTATTACCGTCGCACAGATAAGGTCTTTGCGGATAAGGTAGATCGAACCCGTCTAGGATTAAAAGATAAGCAGTTTGCTTCTGGTGACGTACACGATTTAACCTTTGCAGAGTTCCGCCAACGTTTCCTGCATAGCCGCACCTTTGCTCATCAGCAAAATATCGTAGATGTCATCGAAGGCCGTGAACCTGGTTGGTTACACCCCTCTATGAAGTTTGAGCCAGGACTTGCGGCCAACCGCGTCCTGATAAATATCCCGCCCAACCACGCCAAGTCTATTACGATCACCGTAGACTATGTGACGTGGCAGGTATGTAGGAATCCTAACTTTCGAGTACTGATAGTCTCCCAAACGCAGCAGTTAGCTGCCGACTTTCTCTACGCCATCAAGCAACGTCTGACGCATCCAATGTATCAAGATCTACAGACTGCGTATGCTGCTGGCGTAGGGTTTAACTCTAAGTCTGCCTCGTGGCAGGCAACCCGTGTCACCTTTGGTGATGAACTCCGTGAGTCATCTGAAAAGGACCCGAACATCGAGGCCGTTGGTATCGGTGGTCAGATCTACGGTAAGCGTGCCGATATGATTATTG